CCAGAATTCTTGTATATACTTGATAAAACTCTGTTTAAAACAGAGTTGAATTTTTGTAATGCAAGTCTCGGTGTACAATCTTTAATACCAAAAATGGCTGCGGATAATCCGCTCCAGAAAGAAAGAGTGATGATGAGTAATGGACAGTTGATGGGACATCCTTGTTCTTTTCCAATTCTCTGCGCCGTTAATGCGGCAATGTGTCGATTAGCCCTAGAGAAAGTTTGGAATCGGAGGTTCTCACTAGATGATATTCCATTATTGATAAATGGAGATGATTGTCTCCTAATCGGTCCTAATTCTCTTCTTCCAAAGTGGCGTGAAATTACACAAGAAGTAGGGTTACTCGAATCGGTCGGCAAATCTTATTTTTCTGATAAGTTTGCAATGATAAATTCGAGATACCTACGTGTAGATTCCGTCGCTGTTGGAATAGAGGATTGTCCTGATCGATATATCGCATACGTTAAGAACGATGTTGGATATATCAATCTTGGAATTCTAGTGGGAAGGAAGAAGGGATCGAATGTTGACTGCGAAGTCAACACATCTCAGAAAGTTGATGATGAATCTGCCTATGATTTTTGGCAGTCTGCATCAGACAACTATGCTCAAATGAATCTGAGATGTCGAAAGTTAAACGTACCCTTGATGGCATACGTTCGATCCTTCAAAAGGTTCTTTGACAAGATACCTTTACCTCTTGACGTACCAAAGGAGCAAGGAGGATTTGGGTTCTCTTCCGAGAGGGTTCTTCCTTGGCCACAAAAGAATCCTTTCAAGCTAAGTCTACCAGGAAAAGTAATGCTTGGTGAAGCATATTTTTCCGGCGGGATGACGAGCTGTTTGGTTGACAGCCACTTCCCGGACTTTCTACAAGAAAGTAAGAAGGTTGGAAAGATTCTAAAGCGTGTGGTAAGGAGAGAATCGCTCGCTTGGTGCGAGCAGGACCCAAAGAAGATCCAGTGGACGGCTACAACTGCTGGAAAGCAAGTTGTCTCCGGGGGGGTGGATTGGACATCCACAATGGAGGATCCTGTAGAGGATTTGGAATATTGGAATACCGAGAACTTTCATGAAGAAGTTGGTGCTATAACCTGTGGTAGTTACATTCAGGATAAACAAGTATATTTGAACGGCCAAGTGACCGACGTGTATGCTGAGTTTTCCGGATGTTTACTAATCACTGTGTTAGGCTAAATTCTTCGTAAGGTTGAACGGCTCAATATCACTCCATGGTCTTCCCCAC